GAGGATTGAGAGTGAGTAAGGCAAACGGCAACCGATATGACATGCAAACCGTACTCGACGCGATAGGCGGCAGCGGCGCTATTATGTCGACTATTGCCAAACGTCTTAACTGCGGATGGGCGACTGCTCGCAGCTACGTGCAACGGTGGGAGGAAACGCGGCAGGCATACGAGGACGAGGAGCAGACTATCCTTGACATGGCCGAGAGCACATTGTATCAGGCGATACGCAACAACGATGTGCAAGCGGCAAAGTGGGTGCTGTCCACTAAGGGCAAAGCTCGTGGGTTCAGCGAAAAACACGAGATCGAGCACTCCGGCGGCATAACCGTCACCTTCGACGAGGCTGCCCGGGATGTCTGAGCTCACCGCCAAGCAATGCGAGTTATTGCGCCTCGCCGCCGGGCATACCACTACCCTCGCCGAGGGGGGCTCTCGCAGCGGCAAGACGTTCGCATGGTGTTACGCCATCGTCAAACGCGCCTGCGAGTGGGAGAGTAAACACCTGATTGCCCGGTATCGGTTCTCGCACGTTAAACAGTCGATATGCTACGAGACGATACCTGCGGTACTCGACATGCTCGGACTACGCCGGTCGGTCTCGCTCAATAAATCTGATTGGTACTACGAGCTACCTAACGGATCGACGATATGGGTCGGCGGGCTCGACGAGAAAGAGCGCACCGAGAAAATACTCGGCAACGAGTACGCGACGGTTCTGCTCAACGAGGCGTCGCAGATTGGATACGACGCATACGAGACGATTGTAACGCGCGTCAATCCGCCGGACGGCATGGCCGGGCGCGTGCTCATCGACTACAACCCACCGAGCGTGCAGCACTGGGGCTACCGGATATTCCACCGCCGCGAGTTCCCCGACGGGCGGCTGGTGCCGGATAGCGACTACGCCATGCTACGTATTAACCCCGAGGACAATCCGCACCTATCCCCCGAGTACATCGATCGGTTGCAACAGCTATCACCGGCTAAGCGCACGCGGTTCCTCGCGGGCGAGTACACGCTCGACTCCGGGAGCCTGTGGAGGCGCGATTGGTTTCGATATGGGAGTCCGCCGACAAATTTGCATCGTATTGTGGTGGGTGTTGATCCTGCGGGTAGCAAAGACGGTGACGAGATCGGGATTGTCGTGGTGGGAAGAAAAGACGATGAATACTATGTGCTCGATGATTTCTCATGTCACGGTACGCCGAACGAATGGGCGAAAATGGTAGCGTCTGCCTATAACAAATGGTCAGCCGATGTTGTCGCGGCAGAGAAAAACTACGGCGGCGATATGGTAGAGAGCACTATCAAGAATGCTCAGAAAAACATGAACGTGCGGCTGGTTAACGCATCCAGAGGCAAGGTTGTTCGTGCCGAGCCAATCAGTGCGTTGTACGAACAAGGTAAAGTTGTGCATCGCGCGCCGTTTGCGGACATGGAGGATGAAATGTGTTTGTATGAGCCCGGCGGCGACTTTTCTCCGAACCGATTGGACGCGGCGGTATGGGCGCTTACAGAGTTGTCTGGTAAAGGTGCGTCCATGCTCGACGTTGTGTAGACTGCTGCAAATCAGTAGGATGTGAGCCATGAGCAAGAAAAACGCTCGCAAGCGAATCGACAATAACCTGTTACAGCTCGCCGCCGGAATCAAGGTCAGCGCGGAGCTCGGAACCGGCGGCAGCGATCTGTCGAATTACGGGACAATCGCCTACTCAAACAACTACGCATTGATGACGCTCAACCGTATCATCCTCACGTATCTCTACACCGGCAACGGCATATTCCAGACGGCAATGCAGCTGCCGGTTCAGGATGCGATCAGTAAGGGCGTTGAGATCGAAAGTGACGAGCTCGACAACGAGGATATCGACGAGGTGCTCGATTTCTGGGAAGAGCACGGGATATGGGACACGATTCTCGATGCGGCTACATGGTCGCGGTTGTACGGCGGTGGCGCGGTGCTTATCAACACGCCGCAGGATCCGGAGAGCCCGCTGTCTCCGCAGGCACTTGCCAATCAGCCGATAGAGTTCTACGACGTGGACCGATGGCAGCTCGACAACGCAGGCGTGAGCGGGAGCGACCACTACTACCCGAACGAGGATGTGGAGCGCGAACACTATTTTCTCCACGGCGAAAAGATTCACCGTTCGCGCATGATGGTGATTAACGGCAAGAAAGCGCCGAGCTATGTCCGCAGGCAACTGCGCGGGTGGGGCATGAGCGAAGGCGAGCGGATGATTCGCGACTTGAACAACTATCTCAAAACGCAAGACGTTCTGTACGAGATACTCGACGAATCGAAGATCGACGTTTACCACATTCAGGGGCTCGCGAATAAACTGCTCACCACCGGCGGCACCACGAAAATCCAGAACCGTATACAGGCGGCGAACGAGATCAAGAATTACGTCAACGCGCTGGTGCTCGATGCTGAGGAACAGTTTGAGCAGAAAGAGACGAGCTTCACCGGATTGGCCGAGACGATGAAGGAAAACCGAATCGGTGTGGCGTCGGCGCTGCGCATGCCGTTGACGAAACTGTTCGGCCTGTCGGCGAGCGGGTTCAATACCGGCGAGAGCGACTTGGAAAACTATATCGAGATGGTGGAGAGCGACGTTCGCGCGAGGTTACGCCCGGTAGTTCGGAACATGCTTAAACTTACCATGATTCACCTGTTCGGCTATGAGCCTACATTCCGGTTTTCGTGGCCGAGCCTGCGCGTGCTGAGCGCTGAGCAAGAGCAGCAGGTAAAGGACTCGCAGCTCACGCGGGCGATTACTCTGTACGACCGGGGTCTGATCGATAGCCGCGAGGTAGGCGAAATGCTTGCCAAGGACGGCGTTATCTCGATACAGACCAAGGCCGAGCAAGGCATATTGGAGCCGCAGCCGGAGCCGCCGACGCCGTCGAGTACGCAGGAAGACATTGCGCCACAGCAGGAAAACAAGGAAGTGAGTGTGCGCAGAAATGCGCTCGATAATCGTTATAGAAAGGCGGTGAAGGTAAAACGCGCTCGTAGGAACGAAGACAGGTTCAAAGAGGAACAGGTTGAACGCGACGAGTCGGGCCAGTTTGCGCCGAAAGGCGGGGGCGGGGAGTCAGCTGCGGATGAGCCGAAATCGCCAGCGGATGCGTTGAAAGATTTTGAGACGAAGATTAAAGAGAAGTACGGTACAGAAGATATGCCGTGGGCGGATATGACTGATTCGGAAATCGAGCAGCATGAGAAATTAGAACGCGATTACCACAAGACGAAAGACGAAGAGAAGACGAAAGACGAAGAGGGAGATGAGACTGTCAGCCCTGAACATGACGAAGTGGACCAAATATCTATAGCGGGGGAAATAGAAGACCCTAATATAGAGGTTTGGGACGGGGAACGTATTTCCGGATTTCAGCCTATCAATCCAGTTGAAAGAGAAAAGGTGGAATCCATAAAAAAATCACTGATTGAAGAAGGATGGAGGCCCGATGAGCCGCTTTTCGTTTTTGGCGCTCCGGGACAAAAGGAGCTATTGACGGGTTCTCATAGATTGACTGCTGTGAAAGAGTTGACGGATGAAGGGTACAGCATTGATGTCCCTGTTATTGATGTTTCAGAAGAAGTAGAAGAATGGGCCAAAAAAAACCCTGAATCTGAAATCCCGTTTGACAGCTTAGAGGACATCCTCAAAGGCACAGAGTTAGAGCGATACAAAGACAAGCTAGAAGAGTGGTAGTTTGTGCAGCCTAAAGAATCGTGGTGGAAACCGACAGAGAAGGCGATACGCGCGGTACTCTACGAGGCGGTGTTCGTTCCGATTCTTGAGATAGTCGGCGAACGCGAGATTATCAACTCACGGCAGGCGGTAATCGACGCGCTGCGGCGCGGGCAAATCAGCTACGATAACGGCGAGTTCAGCGGGCGATTTACTGCGGCGATATCCAGAGAGCTGTCCAAGTTCGCCACGTTCGACCAGCGCAGCAAGGTATGGCGCGGTGAGCCTCCACCCGACATACTCGGCGCGGCGGTAGCAGCGAGGTCGAGAGCGCAGGACATCGACCGCAGGCTCGAAGCGCAGCTTGACGCGCTACCGGAGCGAATAGAGCAGGCGCTTGACGGCATGGTATTCCCGTCGGCAGGCGAGGCGATGGACGAGACGTTCGCCGCGCAAGTGAGGTCACTCGGGATTCAGCCGGAGCTTACGAGCAACATACGAGAGCGAATCGAACGCGAATACACCGGCAACATTGAGCGAGACATAAAGGACTGGACGCCGGAGCAGACGCGGAGGCTCCGCGACATGGTGGAGCGCCATTCGATGAAGGGGTTCCGGCGCGACGAGCTTATGCAGATGATTGCTCGCGAGTGGGAAGTCAGCGCGAACAAAGCGGCGTTCTGGGCGAGGAACGAAGCGGGCCTGTTCGCCTCGGCGCTTCGAGATGCTCGGTATCAGGAATCAGGGATTAAGCGGTATCGGTGGAGCGCGTCCGGCGGTGCGTCGGGTGACGGCAGGACTCGGAAGTTGCACCGGGAGTTACACGGGAACGAGTTTTTCTACAGCTCACCGCCGGTCATCGATGAGCGGACCGGGATTCGCGGGAACCCCGGTCAGATATGGAACTGCCGATGCGATGCTATACCGATTCTATGACCGCTTGTGCTTGTCACCGATTCGATAGCCGAGCGAGTACAGTGCCGGGACACCGATCGCTACCACAACGATGTTCGCGACGGCGAAAAATCCGAGTATTTGCAAAATCATAATTGCCTCGTGTCTCATTGCACCACTATTGACGTACTATTGCAACGGTAAACGTTTGTGTAGTATCTTCACGATATGAGTAGGCCCAAACGATACAGGGCAAAGTTCATGGAACCCGGCATTGCATCGTATGAAGATGTGGGCCAAGGCAAGATTCTTGTGTCTGCGGACGCGTTGAATCGCATAAGGGACACCTTTATCGGTAAACCGGTAGTGAACCGGATGCATCAAGACTTGTCGCCGGAAGAGGCGTACGGTCAACGCGATAAAGAGCCCGAGTCTTGGGCTGACGGAATCGTTGTAAACGTCGGGCGCGATGAGCAAAGCGGGTGGGACTACGCCGACATGATGATCTGGGATGAAGAAACCCAGCGGAACATCGACCTGAACGGCTACTCCGTATCATGCGCGTACATACCGAGTGAGACCGGAAACGGCGGTGTCTGGCATGGTATCGAGTATGACGAAGAGGTGCTGGACGGCGAG